TGGTGTAAAGAAACCATTGATTTCTTAACACTTTGGGTGTAACATAATAGGCGATTTCTTAACGGTTCTCGAGGTGAAGAGAGGCATAGTTCAAATACTTTTGACTCTAAACCGTTGAGAAACCACGAGATTCTGTACGTACACTTTTGACGAGTTTCTTTACAGTGTGTGGAGATTAGTACGGTTTCTTCACAGTAGTCTACACGCACACGTTAGCAGCGGGGCCTTACTGTATAGTCACTCTCTACTACTGTTACTACCTACGTGTATGCTACTAGCTAAAGGCTCTACTCTATAGTTGCCCTCATAGTCTGTTCTACTAAACAGTTCGTAGTAGTGTTCTACTATACGTTTGTTTGAACAGCGTATAACACACACTCCATCAGCTAGTAGTGTGTATGCGTTTGCGCCGTCATCTAGTGTTAACTGTAGTTGCATATGTGTATTTATTGTGAGTTTTGTGTAAATACACGTATATACGCATACATCGCACGAGGGCACAAGGTATGATACAACTACAAACACGATCGTTTGGTCGAGACTTTTTGGTATACTGTTCAGTGGGTTTCAACATTGGACTCATCATAGGATTATTTCTCTACGTGTTCTAAAAAATTTTTTTAGAACGCTTCGCGCAGGTAAATATCTGCATGAAGCTACGTTTACTAGTTGGTGGGGATTCATTTGCTGAGTTTCCCAGAGGCACTACAGATCCACGCACACTTGCTCGAGGCACACATGATGATCCTCTGCGCCGTTGGGATGGGTCAACACTGCATTGGTGTGAACAATGGGCGGAGCTGCGTGGTGTGCAGAGTCATTCAGTTGGTTGGGGAGGCTCAGACAACACAGCAGCAGTCAACATGGTCACACGCGAACTCATGGGCTCAACAGCCTACACACACTGTGTATACTTTCTAACAGATCCCAACAGAACCTACAAGCGCAACACTGATCACTTGACTAAAGGAGATCGACACTTTGACAAGCGAGACTATGTGAGTAGACGTTGGAGTGTGAGTCACAATTGGGATCACTCAGATTGGTGTACAGCAATTGAATATCCTGAGGATGAAATGCCCTTGTGTGTGGGCAACACAGCAGCAAGCCTACGTTTCAACTCAGTTCACACCAAAAAGTCAGCACCTTGGGAATGGATCAAGTACAGCATGAACCTAACACCTACACCTCAGCCTCTACAAAACACTGTGGCACAGATTGCACTACTAAATTCACAGTGTGCAGCACGTGGCATCAAGTTGTTGGTCACAAGTGGCTTCAAATGGCCTAGAGCTTTTGAAACATGGCGCACCTCAGAATGTTACCCTCGATTTGAAGCGTTTGACTTTCAAGAACAAGTTTGTGTGAACCCAAAGGGGGGATGGGAGTTGCGTTCACACTATACGCATTCAGAACACACACAAATACTCAACTACCTAGAGTCACAAGGTCTAGCAGCGTGGCTTAGCTAGAGTCTTTTGGGTCTGAGTCAGCATCAATCACACGTATCTTTAGTCCAGGCAACTGAGGAACTTCGTCAGGATCTGTGTAGTAGTCTGCGTAAGGATTTGTGCCTGTAAATGTTACACTTTCAACTGTGGTTTCACCACTTTCTTCGTCTTCTCTGCGAATCATCATGGTGCGTTCAATTTGAAAGTATTCTGCTATTAGATCACACATAGCCCATATGTCGTCAGCACCCTGTTTGGTACCCTGTAGTTCAGCTACGCCCGCAGCAATGTCCAACAGATCTCCAACAGCGTATTTGACTACACCTTCTACATCATTTGGATCAAGTTCAGGCAAGTTGTCATCATTGTTTCTGTTCATTATCTACCCACTCCACTGTGTCAATGTCCCATATATTTTCTCTATCAACTACAAATTCAAATTGTGTAGCTGTGTCTACTAGTCTTACTCGGCCGTTTTCAAGATCTCTTATTTGAATAACACCGATTGACTCGTACACTCCGGGTTTGCCTGGATGGCTTTGACCCAATTGTAGATCTTTTGCACGAACAGGTGTGCCGTCCGTGTCTAGGAACGTTGTTGTTTTAAAACGACATCCCCAACTCTCTCCAGGTTTACAGTTTTCTAATTCCATGTAGGTATATTCCTCTTTATGTGCTAATACTTATCACCGAACAACACATGATAAATATTTTTGTTAATCAACAGGAGATCTCCCATGAGTACACTAAAAAACATTAGCCTTAACCTTGAGTTAGGCCAAACTATCCTAGTAGGGAAAAATCGTGAGCAAGCACAAATCACAAAAATAGAATTCCATGAAAAGAGTGGGGAGATTGCGATCAACACAACCAAGGGTCCTAGGAAGGCTCTTACATTTAGTCTATTCAGCGGCTCAGATGAACTACAGCTAGAAAATCCAGCTGACCGTTATCGCTAGACTAAATACTTTTATGAGAATAGACGAAGTCCTTACCAGTGAACAAGACCTAGAAGATTGGGCAGCAAGTCGCAGCCTGTGTAAAAGCTCAAAGCCAAACTCGGCTCTGGGCGCCAGCGCACTCGCTTCATGCAAGTCGCAAGGCTATCGCAGGCGTGAAGGCGGCAAAAGTCATAAACTAGGAAAGTCTAAGAGCAGTAGAGTAAAAGTCGGCGGCAAGAAGATCAAGGGCAAGAAGTACGGCGGCCCATTACCGGATTGGAGTTAACAGATTGCAGTTGATTACCGGTAGCCTTCTCGTAGCCCATCCAGTTCATGCAAAATATGAATTTGCTGAAACTGTTGTTTATATTACTGAAAGCACAGAACACAGTACAGTAGGACTAATTCTAAACAAACCCAGTACTGAAACAATGAAAACTGTAATGCGTGAAAACAATACAGAATGGGGATGGAATCAAAAAATCTATAACGGCGGGCAGTATAATAGAAATGCAATGGTAATGTTGCATTCAGACAATTGGTACAGCCGCAATACACTCCAAGTTAACAATGATCTAAGTATAAGCTCAGACGAACTTATGATAGATAAAATGGCAATGGGAGACTTTCCTGATTGGCATAAACTGTTTATTGGTTGCTCGGGTTGGTCACCAAATGAACTAGAACATGAAGTACGCAGACGCAAACCCGAATGGTTAGTACTGCCACATCCTACACGTAGTCTTATTGAATCAAACTCAAACGACTTATGGAACAAAGCAGTAGCTGAAATAAGTCAAGATCAAGTTAAAACCTTTTTTTAGCTATAAATACTCTATACAAAGGAGAAGGCATATGTCCAGATTACTACTGGCGTTTGCAGTTGGTATCTCACTTCTTGCTACTACAGCACTCGCTCAAGAACAAAATCAAGGTAAAAGATTTATAACAACACAGGCGTGTGATCCTGTGGTGACGATGAGCGATCTTGTGATGAACAAGTACGGCGAACAGCCATTGTTTCAGGGCGAAGGACTACAATTTTCAGCACAAAACGGCCAACCATACAGAAGCTCAATGATGTTTTTTGTTAATCAAGACTCGGGCACATGGAGCCTAGTCAGCTTATATGAAGACGGCACAGCCTGCATGGTAGCAAACGGTAGAAAATTTGAACCCTACTCAGGACCTATTGGTCAAAAGACACCAGGCTAATGTGGGTACTAGTTTATATCGTAATACAACCGTTTGTTGTAGGAGATGTTAATAGCTTAGAGCCATATGCAATCAATCCTATGGGTCCAAGAGTTACATTTGATTCTATGACCGAGTGCTTTGAAGCAAGAGAAAGACTTAGTGATCAAGTTGGACTAGGTAATGGATACTATGGTCCAAACAAACAAGCCATCTGCATAGCTACTGATTCTAAACAGTTATAAATATTAATATAACATAGGATATCTCTAACGTGGCAGACACACTTGTACTTAACGCAGACGGACAACCAGTATCACTACTACCTCCCAGTACTATTCAATGGAAAGAAGCAATCACATATATGTGGCTTGACAAAGTCAATGTGCTTGAATGGTATGATGATTGGATTGTAAGTAGTGCAAGCTGGGAAACTAGAGTACCAGCAATCATTATGCTAAAGCAAATGTATCGACGGCGGAGTACACCTCGCTTTTCTAAATACAACTGCCACCTAAGAGACAAATTTGTCTGCCAATATTGCTCAAACACTTTTTCCAAACAAGATTTAACACTAGACCACGTAATACCCATTAGCCGTGGCGGCAAGACATCTTGGGAGAATATTGTGAGTGCTTGTAATCCATGCAACAGCACAAAAGGTAGCAAACTAATTAAACCAAAGACAGCACCTTACCAGCCATCTTACTACGAGCTTGCAAACAATCGTAAGCTGATAGGCTTTGAAAACAAGCATCCAAGTTGGGAAACATTTTTAAAATGAGACATTACCGATATAAACAATGGCCGTCACATGTTCAAGGTAGATTTGCAGGAATTTATAAAGAAATTGGAGATAGGTCACCTGACATAGTAGATTGGTTTGCTCCAGAAGAATGGGCGCACAACTGGCAAAAAGAAGCCCGTTGGAAAAACCTTCAAGTACAAGCACACTCAAGAGAGCTCAATATGTTGTTTGGTACACAACGTGGATGTAAACAACAAACTGAAAGATGTCCTGACGGAGCAAATATAATACATTGGCCTACTTTTTGGATAAGTGCAACAGTAGATCAAACACAATATGCAGAATTTCCGAGACAAGGGAAAATAACAAAAGCCTTTATGAGTTTAAATAGCCAACCGCATATACATAGATGTATGATAATGGATGAGTTAGTAAGACGCAGAATGCACAAACATGCAGTTATAACTTGGCATTATCCTAATGTAGATTGGGATTGGAAAGCATGGAAGCCTGAACTTTTAAAAATAGAACCTAATTGGAATAGTGATAGTGTCGACAGTTTTAAATATTCAACATTTATGCACAGCGCACTCAACAGCACATTTATGAATCTAATTGCTGAATCACAAGCTGATGTTCCTTTCCTTACAGAAAAAACATTTCAACAAATTATATATAAGCGTCCGTTCTTAACTATGGCAGCAGCTGGTATATACAAAGATATGGATAAACTTGGTTTTAAAAGATACGACGAGATATTTGATTATTCTTTTGATGAAGTAGAAGATTCAATTGAACGAGGGCTAATGATCATTGATCAAGTTGAGTCTATTATAGGAAAAGACTACGAAGCATTGAATCAAAAGATAATGCCTAAGTTAGAATATAATTATCAACGAGCAAAGGTATTAGCAAGTGATTCTAGTCATGTTCCAGATATGGTAAAAGAAATGATAAAGTGGAACCCTGAGTTTAGCCCACCTTATGTTCGATTTTTACAAGCTACTACTTAAACCAAGCAATCTTTTCTCCAGTACGAACTCTGCGTTCTTGTTCTTCAACTGATCCAGGATAACGCCAAGCCCATATAGCAACTAGTGCCATAAAGCCTCCACTCCATACTACAGCTTTGATGTTACCTGTACTAAACCACAAAAACGCAAGAGAACTACTCATTACTAGTACCATTGCGTATTTGCCCCATGTAGGGAATACTTTCTTTTGCACCCAATTAGTTAGGAACGGGCCAAAGTATTTGTGATTGTATAACCAATCGTGCATTTTTTTGTTGCTCTTAGCAAAGCAATATGCTGCAAATACTAAGAAGATTGAAAACGGAATGCCTGGTACGACTACGCCTACGTAGGCCATTCCTAAGGATAGAAAGCCTAAGCCCATCCATATATATTTTTTAACCATTAATTACCTCTGTTAATGCTTTAATTAAGTCCTCAATCATACCGTCAGTATGATATGGCGTGGGAGCAAAGCGAAGTCTCTCAGTACCTTCGGCCACTGTAGGATAGTTTATCGGTTGTACGTATATCCCGTAGTCATTAATAAGCGAGTCACTTACTTCTTTACATAGTAAAGCATCACGAATAAGCAACGGCACAATGTGAGTAGTTGAACTCCCCATTGGTTCTAATCCCGCTTTGATCATCCTGTGTTTGAGTTTACGAGCACGTTCTTGATGCTGTTCACGTAACTCGTTATGATCTCGCAAGTATTTGATACTAGCAAGAGCACCAGCACAAGTCACAGGACTCATACTGGTTGTAAAAATAAAGCCTGAAGCTACAGAACGGATCGCATCTATGATGTCAGCATCCGCTGCTATGTACCCGCCCTGTACTCCAAAGGCCTTGCCTAGCGTACCGTTTACGATATCTACATTATCCTGCAGGTTTAGTTTCTGTAAGTAGCCTGCTCCTTGTTCTCCGTATAATCCTACGGCATGAACCTCATCAATGTATGTCATCGCCCCATACTGGTCCGCTAGGTTGCAAATATCGAGGATAGGCGACACATCTCCGTCCATGCTATACACAGACTCGAACACAATACATGGTGTACCTGAAACATTTTTTAGCTTATCCTCTAGGTCGTTCATATCATTGTGCTGCCATATGATCTTGTCAGCACCACTGTGTCTTATCCCTTGAATCAAAGATGCGTGATTATTTGAATCACTTAAGAACACAATGTCGGGAATGATTTGTTTTAGAGCAACCAAACTCCATTCATTTGCAACATACGCACTAGAAAAGAGGAGCGCACTCTGCTTGCTATGCAAGTCAGCCAGCTCGTGTTCTAATGCTACATGATAGTGTGAAGTGCCTCCTATGTTTCTGGTGCCTCCGCTGCCAGCGCCTGTCTGATCTAATGCAGTGTGCATTGCATCTATGACTATTTTGTTCTGGCCCATTCCGAGGTAATCATTTGAGCACCAGTTTACAATCTCTTTGATTGCATACTTTCCGTACCAAATAGCTTTAGGAAACTTTCCGCGTTCACGTAGTATATCATTGAATACACGGTACTTGCCTTCCTGTTTGAGCTGTTCAAGTTTTTGTTGGAATGGTTTTTTATCTATCATGCTTCTATTTAACTAAATATTGTATAGGAGTTTACAGATGCGAGCAACAGATATAGTTAGACAAGTACTAGACCTACTAGATCGAGTAGAAGGACAACATGATATTGAACCTGGAGTTATTCCTAACGATGACACTTGCGGAGCAGAACAGGGTGAACCGATTGCAGGACGATTCAAACAAATATTTGCAATGTTAGATGCACCTAGCAATGGACCTCTTGCTAACTCGCCAAACGAAGTTGTTGCACCAGTAAGCGCAGTAACAACAGATGCAGGTGGCGGAGTAAATGGACCTAAAGACCCTGCAGACATTAGAGTAAAAGATCCAGGAGCATACAATGGCAGCTAACGGAATATCAACACTAGCAACTAAACAGCTAAGACAAGAAGCAAAACTTGCACAGGCGAATGCAGACAGAGCGGCTCGTAATGTGATACAGCCAGGACGCTACGCAGATGTCACAGCAGACATTAATCAACTACCCACAAAGTATGTGGACAACACAGCAGTAAACAATGCAAATACAGGTGGTCTAAAAGTCGGCAGACCGTGGGCCACATAAACAATGCCAAATCATATACCAAACTCTACAAACTACGAACACTCGAGTGAGCCTAATCTTGTAAATCTACACAAGGCAATGGACTATAATAGTGTAGGGCAACCTGTGATTAGAACTGTGGGCGGAGACATCTACAACTCAATCAACCTACCAGCAGGCTTTGGACAGATACACAAGTTTGGTGCTGTTCCTGCTATGAGCCAAGACACTAACGGAACAATCTGGGACGAGAACGATACCATCTATCCTTGGAGTACAATTGGTGCAGGTAGCACACTAGATGTAAAAGTTGTACAGCCAAACAATGAAAACAACACCAGTACAGACCTCGATGGAGACACAGTTGAAATACAAGGACTTGATGCAAACTTTAATGTAATTACTGAAACAGTGACTATATCGGGTGCAACAGCAACCACAACCAACACATTCTATAGAGTGTATAGAGCAATCTATGCTGATACAGCAGATGTTGCTAACTCAAAACGTATTCTTATACAAGTTAGCACAACCACAGTAGCAAAGATACTTGAGGGTGTAGGTCAAACATTGATGTCTGTTTATACAGTGCCCGCAGGATTCACAGGTTACCTAATGCGTCTTGATGTTACAGCACAAGGCACAGCAACAGGCAGTTTCAAATTGTTTGTAAAAGAGTTTCCTAAACCAAATTTTGTCGTAAAACACGTTGCTGAAGTAAATGGAGTTGGCGGCGCATATCAGTTGGAATATCCTATTCCACAATCGTTTCCAGAGAAGTCAGATATTGATGCAAGAATGCACACACTGTCAAACAATGGACGTTATACCTGCACATTCGATATCCTGCTCGTAGATAATACAGCAGGCGTTCCATAGAAGGATAAATACAGTATGCGTATAGATGAAATTACAATAAACATTCCGATCACAATTGATCTAGACGGTGTTAAGCCTCGTGTAAACGTAGCAGGCAAAGATGCTACAGATGACGACGAGTTAGATCAAAATCCTGTGATGATTTCACCGCAGCAACAAGAACTAGAACTTAAGAAAGCCGAACAGGGCAAAGACTCACCCAGTATAGATAAAATGCTTGACGATGACGATGAAGGATCAGAAGAAACTACTGATCAAGAAGATAATCTCGATAACATCAAAGCATTAGCGGGCTTAACCAAATAAATACAATTGTATTATAGGAGGGCACCTAGTTGGGATTGGTCCGCAAAATCAAAGCCGGTCTAGTCAAAATCAGCGTAAATGATTTTGTAGGAGAAGACGGCAATATATTCTTTGACATTGACGATGGCGTTATGCGCTTGTCAGATGGTGCAACACCAGGCGGAATACCTCTAAGTTCTGGAGGCGGCGAAGGCGGTGCAAGTACATTCAGACAGCTATTAGATACGCCTGGCTCTTTCAGCGGACACGGCGGCAAATATCTAAAAGTAAATGCACAAGCAAGTGCAATTGAGTTTGTAGATGAAACTGTTTTTGATGGTGACTATGACTCTTTAACTAATACTCCTACACTATTTAATCCATCAAATATAACTTCAAATCTTATTCCTGGCACAACTGAACTAATTGATTTAGGTAGTGCTTCTAAAAAATTCCGTGACTTATATCTTAGCGGCAATACTATCTTTTTAGGTACAGCAGAAATAAGTCGCAATTCAGGCGGCGGCATTGATTTACCTTCTGGAAGTAAAGTCGGCGGCGTAGCAATTGGCACTGGTAGTGGCGGGGTTACAAGTTATAACGAACTTACAGATTTACCAACTTTATTCAGTGGATCATATGCTGACCTTTCAAACAAGCCAACTATACCTACAGACGTAAGCGATCTTACAGACACAGGTAGCTTACTAGGTGGCGGAGGAGGAGGCGGCACATCAAACTATAATGATCTAACTAACCTTCCAGACTTAACAGTATATCAACTAGCGGCAGATGCCTTTAGTGAAGACTATGACGATTTAACTAATAAGCCTACATTGTTCAGTGGAGCATATGCTGACTTAACTGGTAAGCCTACAACACTTGCTGGTTATGGGATTACAGATGCTGCTACATCAGCACAGGGCGCACTAGCAGATAGCGCACTACAAAGTTTTACAGTTACAGAAGGTATGGTAACTTCCCATCAAGCAGCGTTAAGTATAACTGAAAGTCAAATAAGTGACCTGCAAAGTTATTTGACAGCAGTGTCTGAAGCACAAGTAACTGCTCATCAAACGGCTTTAAGTATAACAGAAAGCCAAATTAGTGACTTTGGTACATATCTTACAACAGTAGCATTTGCAGATTTAACTTCTAAACCTACAACACTATCGGGATATGGAATAACAGATGCGGCAACGGCAGCACAAGGTGCATTAGCTGATACAGCATTACAGAGTTATACAGTTACACAATCAGATGTTACTACACACCAAGCAGCACTTAGTGTAACTGAAAGTCAAATAAGTGATCTACAAAGTTATCTAACATCAGTCGCGTTTGCTGACCTAACAACAACACCTACTACTGTAGCAGGATATGGCATTACAGATGTATATACTAAAACAGAAACAGATAGCGCAGTATCAACAGCAGTATCAAATCTAGTAGGCGATGCTCCGGCTGTACTAGACACGCTGAGTGAACTAGCAGATGCAATAGGTGATGATGCAGACTTCCTAACTACCTTAAATGGCAACATTGCACTCAAAGCAAATACCGCTGATTTAGCAACAGTAGCTACGTCAGGCAGTTATAATGATCTAGCAGATCAACCTGACATATCAGATCTAACTGATGTTCAAGGTAAACTTGCAGCAGCAAGTGGCGTGTCAGATGAAGATGCTCTTGCTTATAGTCTTATCTTTTAATCAAGATTAAGCCCGAGCTAGTTTCCTAACCCGGGCTTGCCAAATACTCTCTTATAGTTATTTACAGCTATGCTGCATTATTCTTTAAGTTTTTTTGTGTACAATTATTTAGTTGGTTTACCGTTTACAAATTCGTAAAACTTTTCAGCCGCTTCTAGTACTGCATCAGCACCAGGAACTTCTGGAAGTGAAACAGTTGTTACTACTTCATTGCCATCTTTAGCAACGGTAGTTTCAAACTGTCCTAGTTTAGCATGATAGTCGTTCCAAATATTGTTTTGTGCCATTTCTAACACTTTGGTACGAATCTCATAACCATTTTTGTTTGTTGTGACTTTTGGCATTGCCTGCTTGAACATGTCAGCAATTTCTTGTGTTTGCTTGAGGATAGTTTCCCCGTAGGTAGTTTCTACTTTTGACATAATATTTCTCCTTGTGTGTCTGTGTGTAGTGTTATTAATATAACGTATTATTTAGTACTTGTCAACCTTTACATTGCCATATGTTGCAATATAATGATTAACATCTCTATGTCCTGCTTCGTCATCTCTAACAGCTAGAATTACATCACGCAACCTAGCATCATCTGCTAAGTTCCAATACGTAATTGCAATTCTAGGTGCAGGAACATTCTCAATGCGCCCTTCGTCAAGCTCATTAAGATATTCTGTGTACGAATACACAGCTTCTTCTTCAAAGTAACCTACTATTCTGTGTGCAGTAGATGGCGATATAAGAAATACTATAAAGTATACATGCCAGAATATAACTTGTGCAACCAGTATGAGCAGTCTTTCAAACCAATTGGGCTTTGCAATTTCAATGAACGTCATCAAATGCATACGTTCATTTTCTGCTTCTGCTAGTAGGGTACGGATTAGTGGCCCATATCCAGGGCGTAGTTTACGCAAACTTCTAAGATGCGTCCACATGCCGCCTACCATTCCTGGTACTGCGGCTACTGTTTCTAATACAACTGCTCTATGCCCATAACGTTTACGGAAGAACGTATCCGCAAACCATCGCATACTTTTAGTAAAGCCGTATGCAAAATAGTCAGACGTAGAGGTTGGCTTGTAGTGGACCAGCGTCATATTACTACGCAGTCATTTGCGCAATAGATATGTACATGATGCTGAATACAGTTATAGCAAGCGCCGCTTCCATAATCTGATCGCAAAATTGTCCATCGCAATTCTTAATTGCATTTCTTAACCTATTCATTTCTATCTCCTATGATGTTTTATACATGTTGTGTTTGAACTCAGAAATTCTTTGAGCTTCTTTGTACAAACCTTTTGTACGCAATTCTCTAATTGCCATACAGTAACTTCTGTATTCCATTGCTTTAATAAAACGTTTCCACATTAGCGTTTCTCTAACATCAAACGTTTTGCTTCTGCGTGATAGCCTTGACGACTTAATTCAGCAGCAGCTCTTGCTCTGCCTGCTGACTCGCCAAATGCTATGAAGCCAATCCAAATTGCAATTATAGTTTTGCCAATTGCTTTGAAAGGATTAATTTTAATAGTTGTGTCACCTACAGCTTCCATTACACCCACCCCTTGAGGTTTGTGTTAGCATCTGTGTGGACTTGGATACCTCTTTTCATAGAAGTATCACCATTAGCAACAGCACGGATATCTCCACGGGAAATACCAATGTCATGTAGTTCATAGTCTGTTAGTGCTGAAAGGTCTTTTACTGCTTGACGCACAGCTCTTCTGTGTGCCATGTTAGCGTTTATTTTTTTGATCCAGTTCGCTACTCCTGAAAGGCTGGTACCAGCCGCCATTGTCAACGTAGTCATTACTACATTCTCCTTTGTATATGTGTGTGTGATTTTAGGAATCAGCCAACCCTGGAACTTCCCCAGCTGTGCAGTCTGTTGTGTGGCGTAAGACACGCCCTAGTCTTTCCCAGTGCCATTCATTTTTTCTGAGCTGAAGCCGCTCTTTGTTACGTTTGTATATAATAGCATCTTACAGGGTGTATGTCAACCATTACTAATCGTAACGCTTTTATTTATCATGCGCACACTGCATATCTGAGTGTTTTGGTATGTATTTTATGCATAGACGATATGTGTGTAGTTAATACCATGAGTGTAATCTGTATGTAACACAAATTATCTTATGACTAGTGTTGTGTATTTTCTTTACCCTTTGCAAATAATGAAAGATAAAGAATATAATTATCTATAGAATGATCAGAAAAGTTATCAATTTTTCCTCTCTTTATTCCCATCCACATACCACGCCAGCGATCCTTAACACGCTGCCACCTAGTCAAATTGCGAACATTGCCATATGCATTCATATAGTGTTCTTCGCCATGATGTGTATAACCCATCCATTTATAAGGAACAGTAGTGACAATGTCATTATTGTTCTTCCAACGATGGTGTACGACACCTAAATGGACAACATAACCTTTCCAACCTACTCTTGGTGAACCATAAGTGTATAATTCCTCTGGATTTGGCAAACGTGTGTTAAAGTGACAGCGACTTGCCATTATAGTTGCCATTGCAGCTCCTAAACTATGACCGCAGAACCAAAGTTTTTGCTTAGGTTGCTTTGACATTAGGTCTGCCATTATTCTTGGCCACAGTTCATCTACTTCTGCTTTAAATCCTCTATGAACTCTACTAACAGTTTCAGCAACGACAGGCATTGCTTTTAAATCTGCTGCAATATCGTTAAATTGTGTAGGTTGTGTTCCGCGACACGCAATTACTATATCTGTGTCATTCATAAAACGATATGCTTGCGCACCGTCTTTGTTATAAAATTCTACTTCAGTGAAACCTAATCTTTCCGCTTGCTTTTTAGCTACTTTGATGTTATTATAAGATATCTTGGATAGTTTAGCAAATAAAAGAGAACGTTTTTTGAAGTCAATGTCCTTAATACTGCTTGTCATTGTTTTCTCCGTTCGATGTTATAATATTTATATGTGTTAAGACACTAAATACTGCATAGGAATGGAAAACATGAAAAAACGTACTAGATCAATTTTAGAAGAACTTAACAGTGTTCACGGTACTCGTGACAATGAACGTTTGATTGAGTCTACTGCTAATAATATTATAGAAAGCTCTATTAATCTTTTAAGCAGAATTCACGAACAGTTTGATATGGAAACTGCTTCTGAACTTGAAAGACGTTTTATTAACAGCATTAGATCAGGCGATCCTCGCAAGTTCCGTCGCAGCATAAACAAAATTATAGAGAACAAAAACAATGACAATACTTAACGAAGGCGGCAACGTATTTAAAACACCACAAGGTCCTTTGACTCAACGTATTGCTACAAAGGATGTACATCCTACTATTCAGTTTATTGAAAAGATTACAGGTTTGACCTTTGACGAAGAAGATTGGTTAGGCACAACAGGCAAGAAGAATGATCCAGACGGAGCATTTGAAAAGAATAGTTCCGGTGACCTAGATCTAAACACAGATTCAAACAAAATAAGCAAAGAAAAACTTATTGCTAAACTAAGTGCATGGCTTGCAACACAGGGTGTTGACGAAGCAGATATTATGAATCAAGGTAGAGGCAAGACAGACGGCTGGATACATAATGCAGGAGACCAAGTTCACTTCCGCACACCTATCGACGGTAATTCTAAGAATGGCTTTGTACAGACTGACTTTATGTTTACATCTAATCCCGACTTTCAGCGCGGAGCCAAGCGTGGCGGAACACAACAATATTCAGGCAAGGATAGAGCTATCTTGTTATCAGCAATTGCTAGAGGAAGAGGCTTAAAATTTAGTCCTAAGTTTGGATTAGTTGACCCAGAGCAAGGCGACAAAGTTATTGCTGATACATGGAAAACAATCGCACCAGTATTGTTAGGCAAGGGTGCAAAAGAAACTGATACACATACTGTTGAAAGTATGATCAAATATTTAAAGAAAGATCCAAACTACGAACAACTGATTGCTCCGTGGAAAGAAGCAATGGAGAAAGCAGGTAAAGAAGTTCCTGAGTCGCAATCTAAAACACTAGAAGATAAACAACTCGATCGTATTAAAGAACTAAGCGGAGCATTGTTAAACAGTACTGTAATGGTATCAGGAAGTTTTGTAAAATGAGATGGTCGGAGTTTAAAGTATTAAAAGAAACTTGGTTCTGTCAAAAGTGTTACACTGAGCCTTGCATCTGCGAGGACAAAGATAGAGACACAGGTAATCAACTTACGGAAGCTAAGGTGGGTAGAGAATACCAACACCTAGAGGATCTTGTATTTGTTAAAGGTTCAGCTGGAGCATTAGAAGCTGCTGACATCTTAGAAAAGATGGGCAGTGACTCGGGCGACATTGCTATAAAATGGGACGGTAATCCTACTATCTATTGGGGTCGTGAACCAGATGGAGAATTTGTACTTGTTGGCAAGAACGGTTGGGGCCGTAATAAATCAACAAGCGCAGAGAATCTTATGAATTTTATTAGAAACTCAGGCAAAGGTGTAGAAGAAGAACCTTGGCGCGAAGACTTTAGTGAAGAGATGGCAGAAGTTTTTAACATAATGAAAGCAGCTACGCCTCCAAACTTTAGAGGATATGTATACGGTGATTTGTTATACAGTCCACGTAAACCCTTTACTGTAAATAAAGGCGCAGTAGAGTTTGAACCCAACAACGTCAAATACACAGTAGATACAAAGGGCCAACTCGGTGGACGCATAGCGAATTCAAAAGTTGGTGTAGTAGTTCACACAAAATTTGACAGTTGGGGGAGCAAACAAGGTGCTCCTATTAAGGATGTGAAAGAACTTAACTCGCAAGATGCAGTAGTGTTAGGACAAACTTATGTTACGCACCAACCAAAAGTAGACACAAAAGAAGTAAACGGTATTAGAGCTTACGCAGAAAAAAATGCACAACCAATTGATCAATTCTTAGCAGGTGAAAAAGGTTTAAGCAATCCTGCAGGAATCATATATACATATATGAATCATATGACTCGAACACAACAAATAAAAAATATAGAGTCAGGCTTTTTTGATTGGCTTAAAACATCAAAAGTAAGTCAAGGACAGCAGCAAAGATTAGCGGCAATGAGTCAAAGTAATCCTAAAGCACTACCTGCTATTTTTAATCTTGTAAAACAAATTATGTCTGCAAAAGATCATATCATAGATCAATTAGACGATGCTGATGCAGACGTTAAGGCAACAACAAAAGGCGAGAAGGGTGGCGAAGGTTACGTGGCTCTTGGAAGTAAAACTAAACTAGTACCACGTACTAGATGGCAACCAAATTAAGGAAATAGAACAATGAAAATTAATGAAGTAACAGAAGCAACAGTAGATCGTCGTCCGGGATATGCAACCCAAGACAATCCTACAACAACAAAGTATGCAGCTATTGGTAATTTATTGCAAGTTCATACTAAAACTATGAACATGAAAGACGAGAACCAAATTAAATTGTCTAATGTTATAGGAGCAGTTGGAGAACAGCTAATTAATCTTAACACTAACTCTGGCGCAAAAAGTTTAGATGAGATTGCTAAAAGATCCCGTTGTTCTACTAAAATGGTTAAACAAATTATAGCGTTTGGACAAAAACTTTTTGATGAAAAAGGCGATATTCGTCAAGGCGATCCAGAAGCCGGAAGCGACTACGATGACGGCAGCGACGAGTTTGCAGAACCAAGCGATGATGAAATTGATCGCGATGCAAGAATGTACGCCAAAGGCTAATAATGTCTGAAAAGTATACAGCAGCACAGTGGGCAGAGATTGAGGGCGGTCATGAAATGACTCCTGATAGTGAAGTTGCATTTTCTTTCTTAAAAGACTTGCACGAGTCACGCATGACCAAAGATAATGGCAGCTCACAACGTCTAACGTATACTGACTGTGGCGAACGTATGTATCTTATGCTTTTGGTATTTGAAACAATGCGCCAGTATCCAGACTTTAAAGGATACGTACAACGATATGCAAAGAAAACTATTGGCTTTGATCTTTATAAATTTTATCGTATAATGGGCACTGACCTATATAACTTTATCTATTTCCTAGTAGGGGACGATAGTGCCCAAGATAAACTTAAAGATCCAGACAAGGCTAAACTTCTTAAGAAGAATACTAGATTGCCAATTGCGGCTATTAATAGATACCTACGAGCATTAGCACAAGGATCTAATCCTGTAACTCCTGGAAAGATGTTAATGGCAATCGAAGGCGCACTTAATATATCTAATACAGATTACAAAGCAGTACGTAGAAATATAGCCAACTTTCCTCGTTTAACTAAAGCAGAAAAGCGTCTAGTATCAACACGTTTAATATTCGCTGTTAGAGCTAAACTAAGAAACTCAGATATAATTGAAGACTTTGAAAAGTTTGCAGCAGTTAAAGACCTAGAGAAAGCAAGTGTTGTAGATCCAGAACCAACTATATCTACACCCGATATTGCAACGACAGGTGACGAATTAGCATTGTATCGTTATCTAGTTGGCACAGGCAACTTAGCATTGACTAAGAAGTTTTTAGAGCAAGCTAAGAACAATAAAGCAGCAAGTGCAAGTATGATTCAAGCATATATGCCAGCAATTAAAGCAATAGATGATATTGTACAAGGTGGTCCTGCATTTGTACAACAGCTAAGAGCCCTTCAACAACGAGCTAAAAAACGCTAATATAACCATAAAAATATCCTAAATTGATAAATACTTTATACAAGTTAGAAGAGGTCTAACTTGCCATTAGAGATTATAGGAGAATATAAAATGGCAGCAGTAACAAAAGTAAACGGCGTAAACGTAATTGCAGGTAACGGACTAGGTCCAAACACACGCATTTTATCGCTATCAAAAACAGCAATCACAACAACAGCAATTGCAGATCTTAACGCAGTAGTAGCAGCTATGACAGCTGGCGGCGTTGCAGGCACAGACGATGCAGTAACTATTGCAGGCGTTGCTCACACATCAACAGGTGTTGCACACGTTGCAGTACAAGGCACAGGCGTACTAACACCTGGTGCAGACTACCGTGGCGTAACAGGCGTAACAGCAGCATTAGTTGCAACGTTTGTAGACTAAATCCTAACTACCTTAGGTATCGTGAAACGCGGACAGGCGTCACACAAAGAGCTCACATTTATGTGGGCTCTTTTTTTATGGCCATAAGTATAGTATGCGCTTTATAATACATACTCTAGTTGACATAACCGAAACCAATAGTCGGCGTGGCGAAGATCTAATAAAGCATAGACAACAACAGAACTATCTTACAGTTATGCAAACTATTGGATTGAGGGTTAATCCAACATATGTTAATCCACCAGAAACTATTAAGGAAATACCTTCTAAATTAGGACTAGGTAAAGCATATAAAACAAAACAAACTGTATGGAAATACACGTTTGATGTAGAGTATGAAGCAGCATTAGACATAGAAACACTTGAAGATGACTTTAATCTAATACCGGTTATTGGAGGTTTACAAGAAAGTGTTGTTTTAGAAATACCTCATTTTATTACCAAAAATCCTGACAAAAACAATATTAATTTTATTATATTGGATAAATAAAACTGTAAGAGAATTAATTAACAAACAAACAAACACTTTTAGGCATTCAAACTAACACATTATAAAGGCCAACTACGAGTTTACTTTAACCATACATGGAGTTATGAATGTCAACAGCACCGACAACAGAATTAGAAAAAACAAGCCTTGAAGCCCACGTTGATCTGTGCGCCTTACGTTACGCTAACCTCGACAACAGACTATCTACAGTCGAAGGTACCCTCAAAGAAATACATCAAGACATCAAAACTGGTCAAAACTCAGTTACTAAAGTACTAATTGGTACAGCAGGAACAGTTGTTGCAGGATTACTATCCACAGTAGTTGTCATATTAATGAAATTCTAATCCGCTCACGATAAATAACTATATGTTATTACGTGAGTTTTTTATTGAACACAATGAACAGGACCTCGATGAAGGTCAAACTTGGGCACGTTCTGGAAAGAAGGTAGTTCGCAAGTACCGTTGTACTGGCGGTCCACGGAAGAATCGAATTGTATCAAAAATGGCACAATGTTTTGCTGCTCCTGACATAAAGAAAAGAATGACTCTTAAAAAGACTAAAGCAAGACTAGGCGGAAGAATGGTACGTAAAGCACGTAAAACAAAACGTATTAATCCAGCAAGTAAAAGAGTACAAGCTCTAAACAAAAGGAAACGCTAATGCAACTCCGAGAGCTCTTTATTGAAGTGGATGAAGGTGTCGCTACAGTCTTTGGACACGGATCAAAGAAAACACCTAAAAGCGGAACAGGTCACACATCACGCAAGTATCGTTGTACTAGTGGTCCACGTAAAGGCCGAGTTGTTGCTAAGGCAGCAACATGCAATGCTCCGATGAATGTTAAGAAAAGTAATCAATTAAAGAAAACACGTAGATCAAAAGCATCTGCAATAGATATTAAACGTAGTAGAACAACTAGAACAAGCCCTACTACGCAAAAGTTAAAAAGATTAAATACAGGTAGACGTAGGATTAAACCTAGGAAGCGTAGAGGTGCAAGATGAGAATAGATGAAATAACAGAAGAACGCACCGACGAAGTAATTCCAGCTATTGCCGCAGGCGTTGGCAGAGCAGCTGCCGCAGGCGCCGGAGCATTAGCCCGAGGTGCAGCAAAAGTAGGCGGCGCAGTAGCTCGAGGTGTTGGCAATGCAGCAAAGGTTGGAGTACAAGCAGCAGGACAGGCAGCAGCACAGGCAGCAGGCAGTAAAGTTGGACAACAAATGGGTGACACACCACCTGCAGACGACAAGAGCCCTGAAGCTATGCGAGCCAAGCAAGAGCAAAAGAAACAAATTCAAGCACAAATTAAAGCAACACAACAACAGTTGAAACAATTACAATCACAGTTACGAACATTATGAAGTTAAATGAACTTATAAAAACCTTTGATGTTAAAGTTTACATGACTAACGAAGAGCGTGAACTTTTGGAAACACTAGACGACAGCCGGCCTAGGCCCCTAACGTCTTTTCCAGAACGCGAGCAAGTCATAATTAACAATCTTATTCGTAAAAGTGTAATAAGTAAAGTTCTATACAACGGATCTGTTATGGTGTTGCCTAATGTACTCTGACAAAATAATAAAAGATTTAGATGAGATCGTAAACAAAGGTCTCGAAGACGTTGCTATTCCTTATGCAAAGGGAAATAGTATAAGAATTAAACACATCGTAATTCGTAAGAGTCGCAATGGGTATTTGATATATAATGCAAAGGACAACGTGCAAGTTACACGCACAGTATTTAAATCTACAGCAATTGCAATAGCAAAGAACCTTGCAAGCGATAAAGATGTACTTGATAAAGTTATAAAGATTGATAATGATATGGCAAAACATTATAATGATGCATTATTTTTTAAACACATTATAAAAACAAGTAAAGATCAGTCTAAAATACAGATAAGAGAAAACAGATTAGATATTGCACTTGAAGAATCATCAAAACTAAGAAACAGTTTAGATAGATTTATTTTTGGACAATGATAAATATAAGTATAGAAAACATTCATCTAGGAAAGAATCAATGAACATTAGAGAATTTAGCAAACCAGTAACATCAAAGACACTTAACGAGAGTCTTGCACAACGCTTTGGCACTAAAATTGATGTCGAGCAGTTTACAACTGAGCAACTACAAGATGCTCGTAATAAAATAAGAACAACGCTTAGTCAAGTAGAAACTACTGAAAGTTATGACGGTGTTCAAACAAGTGAGTATTCAAAAAACAAATTATTCCTAGATGTTTTAAATACTGCACTTTCTGAACGTGACGATGTTACAGTTGCAATTGACGAAGCTATTGAGCAAGTTAATGAAGGCGAAGAAGATAAAGCAGAGCTTGTTATGGCAGCAAAAGATATGGTCGACCGTGTTACTGGTTGGATGGAAGACACAGCTGAAATGCAAACTGAATCAATGTTAGAATTAGCAGATGCTATCCGTGATGAAATGGGTAGCGAAGCAAGTGAAACATTTACTTCTACAGTTAAGCCTGCACTTGAAGCAATGTATGCAGCAATGGAAAGTACACGCGGTTCATTAACATCAGGTGTTGGTCAATTAACAGGCGAAGCTGAACCAATGGACACAATGGGTGCAGATGACATGGACATGGACATGGACATGGAGCCAACTGATGACATGGATGCTCCTGCAGATGATATGGATATGGACGACGAATTTGGTGCAGCAGATCCAGCATCAGGCGGCGACGAAGAAGCTGGCAGAGAAAAGCGTGAGAGCGTAGACCATTCAAAAAAAAAGTAAATGAAGGTGTAGACTCACAATTCATTTATCGTTTATTACGTCAACAAAAAGCGGCAGGCATTGCCGCTTTATCTATGAATAAGCTAGACAAATTTATGCAGAATCAAGGCCGCGGCAGCTTTGACTATGATACATTCAAAGCAGCGTATGATGCTGATCCTAAACTACAACAGTTAGTTACAAACTTTGATCAAGACAAGATTGAATTTAAGTCAAGCGAAGTAGATGATGTGAAAAAAATCAAAGGAAATCCAGGACGTCCAGGCGATACAGTGGGAAAAATGGCTAAAAATGCGGTTGACTTAACGGATCTTTGATGTTACAATTATTGTATGAGCTTAATTATAGAGAAGTACAAATACGAACGACTAAAACGTGTTGAAGTAGATGGCAAGCGCCGTTATGCAGCACCAGGTCACCCTCCAGTAGCAAGTGTAACAACTATCCTTAGCGGAACCAAAGACATGAGTCATCTCATTGCTTGGAAGAAACGTGTAGGTGAAAAGAAAGCACAAGAGATTGTTACTGAAGCAAGTGGCGTTGGTACACGTATGCACAAGTATCTTGAAGACTATGTTGATAATGGTGTATGGACAGAAAGCGCAGGCAGCAATCCATACGCACAGCAAGCATATCAAATGGCATGTGTTATACGTGACGAAGCTATGGGCGATGTAGATGAAATATGGGGCAGTGAAGTTCCACTTTATGTTCCTGGTATCTTTGCAGGCACAACTGACTTGGTAGGACAATACAAAGGCAATCCTTGTATTATGGACTTCAAGCAAACTAACAAACCCAAGAAGCCTGAATGGGTAGAAGACTACTATCTACAACTTACAGCATACGCATTAGGTCACAACGAAGTACATGGCACAGACATACGTGAAGGACATATCTTTATGTGCAGCCGAGACTTACAGTACCAACAGTTTGATCTATGGCCAGACGAGTTTGCAGAATGGGAACAAGAATGGTGGAACAGATGCAGACAATATTACGAGAAACACGGCTAAAATATCTCGCAAAGATTCATAGACACTAAATAAAAAAACAGCAGACTTATGGTGGTATCATGTGCTGTATAGCAAGTCAAGGAGTCTGCTATGCGATATATCGCCACCTTATTATTATTTGTTTCATTTTCAAGTTTTGCTGATCCAAGCACAGTATACAATCAGTTACTTAATACAAAAAGTAAACCAACAATAACAAAATCGGGATGTTCTAGTGCCTTTTATGGCGTAGAATGGATTTTGTATAGTAACGGAGAAGTTGAAAAGATACGCAACTCTCCTAATTGCACAATCCAACTCCCGCCAGTAGCTGGTACACTTGTTAATTCAGGATGCTCTACTGATTATCCTGGAGTTGAATGGTTTGTATACAATGACGGCGAAGGTGGAACCTATGTTGAAAAGGATGCGCAATCTACAGCATGTGGATGGAGCCCGCCTACACTAACACTATCCTTGACTGAAGAATTTGGAGATGCATTCAAACCTGTTGTTGTTAAGGTTAACTATACCAACTTCAAAGGTGAGCCAGAGCCTTGGGGCATGAAGCATAGTTCTTCAACTATAGGTAATGCCGTACGTGTTGATAGAGACACTGTTGAAATTTATGGAGACGGACAGCTAGGCAACGGAATCTTCACATTAGGAAATCAAGAGATTCAGTTTTTCATTGAGGAAGAACCAGTGTGCCTAGTTGACGGTAATATTGATTGTGCAGGCTACCGGCAATACGGGGGACAGTCTCTCATTTACTATGGCGAGGAAGACGAGCAGATTGTAGTGTGGGAACTTGCAATACTATTGTATCACTCACATTGGCGTAACGGTGACGACATCACTGTAGGTCTCTATGACGAGTATGCTCAAGACAGTAATGAGTGGATAAAATGGCAAAAACGAGTTGACCAATACAATGAAATCTATGAAAAGTCAGGGGTTCATATACGGTTTAAACTCAAACGCCTGCAACAAGCACATTGGCATGACCCAGGTAATATTGGAAGTATGTTAGCTAATAAAGATGTTGACATAGCACTTGGTCATGGTTGGTCACCGCAAGGCACATGTGGTGTAGCTAGAGTTAAGAGATATTTTAGACAAGGGTATCCACCAGGTTCTATTTCTAGATGTGATGTGTACACAGACTTACATGAGATAGGACACAGCGTAGGACTTGCTCATGGCCCTGAGAATCAATTTAATGAAGGCCGCGGATACATTTTTCCTGATTTTGGGCACGGCTACAATGACATATGCGCACAATATGACGACTTAATGTCATATGGTAACGAACGGGTGTTCCATAGTAACTCTTTAAAGTATTGTAGTGACATTATGGAAAGATCCATTGCTGATATGCCAGCTGGTGATAGATCGTGGAGTGATACTGCATATGCTCTAAATAGGATTAGATTTACTGTTAGTTTGATACACAACGAACACAATACCTTACAAGACACACAACAGAGTAATAGATCGCTACGGCAATTTTCTGACGACGATGATATTATTGTTGTTGACTAATTGAATAAATACATGTAATTACAATGTAGGAGACACTCAGTGGCTGTTGTTCAAATATCAAGAATACAAGTTCGTAGAGGACAAAAGAATCAAGGCACGGGTTTACCGCAATTAGCAAGCGGCGAACTTGGTTGGGCTGTTGATACACAAGAACTGTTTATTGGAAACGGTGCAGTATCAGAAGGCTCTCCGTATGTAGGCAATACAAAATTATTAAGTGAACATGATAACTTATTTGAATTTGCAAACACGTATACATATAGAAAAGATTTAAATATTACTACAGGTTTATCTACTAATGCACCTGTATTAAGAACCCTGCAAGCTAGATTAGATGATAGGGTAAGCATACGTTCTTTTGGAGCATCAGGAGATGGGTTAGATCAAACAGCATCTCTTCAACGAGCAATTGATCAGTTATTTTTAAACCCAACAAGCAAAGGCACTTCGCAGTCTAGAGTAGTTTTACATATCGAAGCAGGCACGTATACACTATCTGATTCATTGCATTTACCTCCGTACTGTACTATACAAGGCGCAGGCGCTGACAAAACAATCTTTATATCAGGTGCATTTCCAGCATTTAAAACAGTAAACGATACAAGTATTCCGGGCACTCCTGCACCTGATTCAACTAGCACAACACTAAATCAAGCAAGAAATATTACATTAGACGGTTTAAGTATTCAATCAACCGCAGGCGCAGGACTTGCGCTACAAAGTTGTGTTGACAGTGTCTTTAGTAACATAAAAATTACTGGCTCATATAGTTTGGGCGATACAGTAGACGGCACAATAAACGGAATCGAATTAACAGCTCTTAGCACAACAGTTAATACAAAAAGGAATACATTTACTAATGTTAATGTTGAAGGATTTGTAACAGCAGTTAAATCTAATAATGATATTATCGATAACGTTTGGCAAAACTGTGAGTTTAAAACATTGTGGCAAGGTTTTGCATTTGGACTTGATACTATATTAGGTGTTGACGGACAATTAACAGGACCGATCAACAACTTAATTACAAAATGTAAATTTGATAGCATCTACCAATCCGCAATTAAAATTGTTGCTGGTAAAGAAAATCAAAGCCTTAACAATAAATTTTATAGAGTTGGTAATGAAGCAGGCACAGATATTAACATAACTCATCCTGTTATTGATTTTACCAATTCGTATAACTCCTCAAAAGGAGATTGGTTCGAACGAACAGACATCTTAGCTAACAATCGTACACCGGCTTGGGCACAAGATGATACATATGTAGAGTGGACAACGATGCAATATGTACCAGAAGTAAAAGGCCCAGTTATTACTGACCTAGACTACACACATCAACTGTCAATTGGGCAGTTTAACGAGTTTACAAAATTATTTAAGCTACCCGCTGAAGGAATTCGTGCATTAGAGGTTGACTATTTGTATAAATCTGCTATAATACAAGCATACCGTTCGGGAAAGATGACTATTATTGTTGATCCTGTAAATGACACGTACAATTTGTCCGATGATTTTGATTTTACAGGAACAGAAAGCGAAGCTAATAATTTATCATTCGATGCTGAATATACTGTAGACGATGGAACAGCTACTATATCAATTAAGGCAAGAAACACTACGCCTAGTGATATTGGAGAGTTTCATTATAAATTAAAAACAAAAGCATGATGTGTAAAAATTAATGTTTGACAAAAAATTTGAAGATAGAATGTCTCTCTGGCGCGAGTTTAGAGACATGTTAGAAGTGTGTGATGACCCTATACAAACCGCTATCGACTTCTATAACCAAGCACCATTAACTACACTTGCAATTGATCCATATACACAAAGCACATGGCCTGATCCTTGGCAATTATTAGAGGAAAATGTCTATTGTAAATTTGTAAAAATCCTTGCAATATGTTATTCTTTACAGTTAACAGATCGTTTATCTACCTCGAATTTTGAGATAAACATAACACGAGACAACAAAAACTCAGATACTCATTACCTACTAATGATAGATAATTTTGTTGTTGGTTTCAACGGAGACTCTTATGTTCATAGAAAAGACTTACCACAAACTGTCTACTCTGAACTTGAATATAAGATGCCGCCACTTCACTAAATATCAAATAACAAAGAGGAAAAGAAATGTCTAATGGAACAATGATCGTCAAGCGTGACGGCACTAAAGAATCACTCAACATTGACAAGATCCACAAAGTTGTGGAACATGCATGTGAGAACTTAGCTGGAGTAAGTTCAAGTCAAATTGAAATGAACGCCAATTTACAATTTTACGATGGCATGAGTACTGCTGAGATTCAAGAAGTGTTAGTACGTAGCGCAAACGATCTTATTAGTTTAGACAATCCAAACTATCAATATGCGGCAGCACGTTTACTATCTTATGGTGTAAACAAAATGGTCTTTGGCGAGTACAATGCTATTACATTACAGCAAAATATTAATAGTAATATTGAGCGTAGTGTATACGACCCGGCTATATTAAAGTCATACACAGCAGACGAGATTACAACATTAGATAGTTACATTCGTCACAAGCGAGATGAGAACTTTACTTATGCTGGACTACGTCAAGTGGTTGACAAGTATCTATGTCAGGATCGTTCTACTGGAGAAATTTTTGAAACTCCTCAAATGATGTACATGATGATCGCAGCAACATTGTTTGCTAACTACCCAAAAGAAACACGTATGCATTACGTAAGGAGATATTATGATGCGACCTCATTATTTAAGATCAACATACCTACACCCGTTATGGCTGGTGTGCGTACCCCTGTTCGCCAGTTTGCTAGTTGTGTTCTTGTTGACAGTGACGATACTCTCGATAGTATTTTTGCCAGTGACATGGCTATTGGACGCTATACAGCCCAACGAGCAGGAATTGGCATTAACGCGGGAAGAATCAGAGGCGTTAATTCAAAAATTAGGGGTGGAGAAGTTGCCCACACAGGAATAGTCCCATTCTTAAAAAAGTTTGAATCAACTGTACGTTGTTGTACGCAAAATGGTGTACGCGGTGGTAGTGCTACTACACACTTCCCGTTTTGGCATCAAGAGATTGAAGACATCCTTGTACTTAAGAACAACAAAGGTACAGAGGACAACAGAGTACGTAAGCTAGACTATTCGATTCAACTTAACAAAACAATGTATGAAAGGTTGTTGTCCGGTGGAGACATAACTCTTTTCTCACCACATGATGTGCCTGGACTGTACGAAGCATACTTTGGTGATGCAGACAAGTTTCAAGAACTTTATGAAAAGTATGAACGTGCTACAAGTATTAAGAAAAGATCTATTCCGGCAATGGAATTGTTTTCTGCTCTAATTAAAGAACGTGCAGAAACAGGACGCATTTATATTATGAATGTTGATCACTGTAACACACACAGTTCATTCAAGGACACAGTTTACATGAGCAACTTGTGTCAAGAGATTACACTTCCAACAAAACCTTTGACACACATTGATGATCCAGAAGGTGAAATTGCTCTATGTATTTTGTCAGCAATCAACGTTGGTATTATTAGACAGTTAGACGACTTAGAAGAATTATGCGATCTAGCAGTTAGAGCATTAGAAGAAATTATTGACTACCAAAAGTATCCAATCAAGGCAGCTGAAATTAGCACAAAAGCAAGACGTTCATTAGGTATAGGCTACATTGGACTAGCGCACTTCCTTGCTAAGAATAAAGTACAATACAGTGATAAAGAAGCATGGAAGTTAGTACATGACTTAACTGAAGCGTTCCAATACTATTTGCTTAAAGCCAGCAACAATTTAGCGCAGGAAAGAGGCGCTTGTGACTACTTTGACCGCACTAAATACAGCGACGGCATCCTTCCTATTGATACATATAAGACAGATGTTGATACTATTGTAGAAAATAAACTTAATTATGATTGGGCATCTCTTAGGAAAGACATATTGGAATTCGGACTTAGGCACAGCACTTTGTCCGCACAAATGCCTTCGGAAAGCAGTTCCGTTGTGTCGAACGCAACAAATGGAATCGAACCTCCTAGAGGCTACTTGTCCGTTAAGAAGTCCAAGAAAGGGCCTCTTAAGCAGATTGTTCCACAGTATCAAACGCTAAAGAATTATTATTCTTTGCTTTGGGATATGCCAAACAACGAAGGTTACATTAATGTTGTTGCAGTAATGCAGAAGTTTTTTGATCAAGCTATATCAGGAAATTGGAGTTATAATCCTACGCAGTTTGAAAACAATGAGGTACCAATGAGTGTAATGATAAAAGATTTGTTAAACACATACAAGTATGGTTGGAAAACATCTTACTATCAAAACACCTACGATTACAAAACTGATCCAAGTGAATTGGAAGATGAAAAGCCGCAAGTTGAATTACAGCCAGAATCTATAACAGAAGATGATGAAGAATGTGAAGCATGTGCAATTTAATGGTTGACAAAACCGCATAGAACTACTATACTGATATAGTAAGACAGACATACAGAGGAAGACAAATGGCAAAGACCGTTTTTAATAAAGAAAAAGTAGACTTCACCAAACAGAATATGTTCTTCGGTGCAGATCAAAATACACAGCGTTATGATGTGTTTAAGTTTCCAGTGTTTGATAAACTAAATCAAACTATGCTTGGATACTTTTGGCGTCCAGAAGAAGTAAGTCTACAAAAAGATCGTGCTGACTTTGCTAACTTCCGTCCAGAGCAGAAGCATATCTTTACAGCTAACTTAAAGTATCAAACACTGCTCGACAGTGTCCAAGGACGTGGTCCATGCCTGGCATTTTTGCCGCATGTTTCACTTCCTGAACTAGAAGGTTGTATTGTTACTTGGGACTTCTTTGAAACAATTCACTCACGTAGCTACACACATATTATGAAGAACGTGTATGCTGACCCTGCAGAAGTGTTTGACACTATTCTAGATGACGAGAAGATTATTGCTCGTGCAACAAGTGTTACTAAACACTATGATGCATTTACAGAAGCAGCTGATGCTTACACACACCGTGGCGAAGGCAGTATGCGAGATGTAAAAAAGAAAATGTATCTTGCTATGCAGACTGTAAACATTCTAGAAGGCTTGCGTTTCTATGTAAGTTTTGCATGTACATTTGGCTTTGGAGAACTAAAGCTAATGGAAGGTTCAGCTAAGATTATTAGTCTTATTGCTAGAGACGAAGCACAACACTTGGCACTAAGCACACACGTATTGAAGTTGTGGTCGCAAGGCAAAGACGATCCAGAAATGGCCAAGATTGCAAAAGAATGCCAAGAAGAAGTATACGATCTGTGGCGCGAGTGTGTTGCAGAAGAAAAAGATTGGGCAGACTACCTGTTCAAAGACGGAAGCATGATTGGACTCAACAGTACATTGTTACATCAATATGTAGAGTACATTGCTAACCGTAGACTAAAGGCTCTAGGCTTCAATGCAATATTTGACCAACCAGTAAACACTAACCCGCTTCCATGGACTACACATTGGTTAAGTAGCTCTGGGCTACAAGTTGCACCACAAGAGACTGAAGTAGAGTCATATATCATTGGCGGCATCAAACAAGACGTAGACAAGGACTCATTAAAAGGCTTTTCATTATGATTGAAATTTATGGCAAGCCAGCATGTCCAAGTTGTACAAAGGCAAAAGCATTTTGTGAAAAGTATAATCTAAAATTTGAGTACTATACATTAGACACAGATTTTACTCGTGAAGAATTGTTTGAACAGTTTCCTACAGCAAGAACATTCCCGCAAATTAAGATAAGCGGAACAAGTGTAGGCGGCTACGAACAAATGATAGAATACATTGATAACACCGGATATAACGGAACAGGATACACTTTATAATATGTTAATTGAAACCCCATACAAAAACGGAGACACCGTGTCTCTAAAACTAAGCTCAGGCGAAGAGATTGTTGCTCGTCTCGAAGATGAATCAGATACAAAATTTACACTACATAAACCTATGGTATTGGTTATGCAACAGCAAGGCCTAGGATTGGCGCCATATATGTATAGTGTATCACCAGATGCTAAATTTAACGTTTTAGCATCCACAGTAAGTTGTATTGCTAAAACAGAATCAGATATCGCAAAACAATACACTACGAGTACCAGCAATATTCAAATGGTCTAAAACCTCGGCTAAATATATAGTAATATAGAGCGAGGACAACCATGGCTGCAAGACCCGGCAATATTTTTGAAGAAGCGACCGTTGAAGGTACTGGCCAAACCACGGTTAATCATACAGACATTGATACTGATCCGGGTAGTAGTCCTCCGGATCACGTTCATATTGACCATGATTTAGCACACCAGGCATGTCTTAGAGAAATAGCATCTATATTTGAAGATATCCAATATGATATGCGTATCATTGCAGATAGATTAGATACTGACACTAAAGGAGTGTATATAAGACAAGCAGATACTGTAGCTAACAACCCTGCAAACATTGCACAACATGCAATGAAAATGGAAGCTCTTAAGAGCTCAGGGCAATTAGATCAAATTAACGGAGAACTTGCAAATCCTACAAATTGGGTAAATGTAAATCCTACTACCTATGCATCTGTGCAATCAGCAGGCGCGGCCATCGGCGGGTACCTAGGCGGAGTGGGAACAACACAGAACAAACCTACAGGTTACGCAGGAAAAGAAGTTGTTACAACTCCAGAAGGAACTATTGTTTCCCTTCCTGATGCACCGTTTAGTACTTTTTCAGTTAAAACAGGAAGTGCTACTGGCAAAGTTAAATATGGCAATGCTGGTTCTTTTAGGTCTTTGCCTATACAACAAGAACTATACAGTATTATAGAAGGTGCAGCAGCAACAGCAAAGGTTGATGTTTTAATTACTAGTGGCGGCCAAGTTCCAAAAAATCAAGGTGGAATTAACCGTAAAAATAGAACAGGATCAAACAGACACGACAAAGGCTATGGCGCTGATGTAGTACTTTACTTAGACAAGATGGGCGGTAAAGAATTATATGCAACTAATAAAGACGACCTTGAAATAATGTTGAATTTTGTTCAGGCTTGTGCAAATGCAGGTTGTACTGGAATTGGAATAGGTCGAGGATATATGAACAATAGAGATATACATGTTGATATTGCTTGGAAGGGGCAACAAGCTGGAAAAATTACAGGAATTCTTTCAAATAGATATTGGGGCGGCGGCGACTCAGAAGGCCTACCAACTAAAACAGAGTATGCTCCGCTATACCTAGCAGACATAATGAAAACAAGGGATAACATAGGCTAATGTCAGATCCGTATAAGCATTTAGATTTAACACCAGAATATAATCGTATCATCACTGCTACTACTAATATTAGAGATGAAATTAGATTAGTGCGTAAACGTGCAGAAAATCCAGATACAGGATTAGTTTCCAGTTGGGTAATGAATGATTTAGAAAAAGCACAGTTAGCAGTTTCATTAAGCGGCGCAAGTGGAAACAAAGCTGAAGAAGTAAGGAAACTAATAGAAACACCTGAGCCTTTGAACGGAGGCATAGGCAACCCTGCGGAAATGACAGGTGAAGATGGTATTCTTGGCGATGTTGAAAAACAAAGAGAATATTATCTTGAAGCACTTGGACTTGAAATAGATCCTGAAGAAACAAGAGCTTTATTACGAGTAGACGGCAAATTCTATTGGGAAGCTGATGGCGGCGTATCTGAAGACGAAGGAGAAGTAGGACCTATTAAGCAAAATACTCCTTATGCTCTAGGAGAGTATCTTGGTTATAAAAGTATGGACGCATCGATAGCTTATTCTACAGCACAACCTTCAAATGCTAAAGCTGGACCAGGTAGAGTTGTAGATATTGCAGACAAAACACTACCTAACAAAAGATGGGCAGCACCTAGACCAGAATACAAATCATCATTAGATATTCCAAATCTTTTAGCTGATCTAATTAATCCAATTACTGGAGCTATTGTAGCAAAAAGTATTCTACAGCAAAAGCAAGAAGCAGTTAATGCAGCAGCATCTCCTGCATCTGCGAATCCTTTACAATCTTTAGGAGCAACGGCTGCTAAAGAACTTGTCAAACAGTTGCCAGATTTTGCTGCAATGACTACTGATAGAGAATTTGGAATTGATAGCGGATCTGAAGCAGAGATATCTGTTCCTGAATCTTTTACAGGCGCACCTGACATGATTCCATTTATTGGCTCTACTATTGCTGATGAAGGCGGAGTACCTAGTTGGGTAGAATTTCCACAGTATCAATATTCAGGTTCGGGCGCAGGTCCATATGCAGTTGATGAGTTTCCAAATTTTATGGGACAAGCTCACAGAGGTCCTACAGCCTTTGCCGGCGGAGTTCCCTTACCATACAATGGCAAAGTATATAGTTACCCGATACCACTTGATGGTCAATTTGTAAATAATATATTTGTCCAAAACATGTCTCCACAGGATAGTAATCCTGTGACTACTATGAGTTTAATTGACTCTAAACTTGGTGCAAGTTATATTGGTTGGTTTAGTGCCACACCAGGCGGATCTCCACACCCTACGGCAGATGGCGTACCATTAGTTATGTTAATAGGTAAAACAGGATTTTTATTAAGATACTACCAAGCATTTAGTTTGACAGACAGAGATTTTAATTCAAAGGCTACAGTCTTTCCAATTATAACAAAAACCTATTATTTTAACACAGCTCTTGTTAGAAACAAGACGGTAGCACTTATTTGTAACGATAGAGTAGACGTTCCATCAGCAGCACCAAGAGCTCCTAGACTAGAAGAATTAGTTAATTTTGATCCAACTGAAATTTATAATGACAGTGGACAGCTCATACCTATTGTTGGCGGCTCGGAAAGCCATCCTAGTAATAATCCTCCCCAGCCAGAATCAGGACCTAACTATGTTACAATGCCGATGGGACCAAAGTCAAACAGACCTAGAGACGGAATTGGTTCTGACGGTCAGCCAGATGCTTTTGGATCGTATGATCTAAAGACGTTTCAAGAGTATGTTGATATATTTGAAATTGATACATCATCTGCTGTTCCTACATCGGCGCTACCTACAAACGCAAGTGGACAATCTCCATTTACAGATTTAAAAACATTAGTAGGTTCGCCGGCGCTTGGCCAATTCACAAACGTTGCTTTTAATGAAGAAATTATAGGATTAGCTGATGAAAATTTCCCAGACAGAGCGTTTACAGCAATTAGAATTAATGAAAGTGAACTAATAGATTTCTTTGGTCTAGATTCTTTTGACGATTCTCAGCTCTGGCGTATGATCGACATGAGTATTATTGACAGCAAGTTTACAGCTTTCGGCGAAGAAAGATCGTATTTTGCAAAAAACTTTATAGACGGAAGAAGACACAAATATAAGTTGAAGTATGTTAGTAATGGTGAAACTCCTAGCGCATGGAAAGAAGAGCAATTTCAAGGCGAGAGATATCTTTCTGCTACAGGTACTCCGTATCGGCTGTTCTTTATATATACATTCACAACGCCAAAAGATGGATCAACACCATCTTATCAACAAATTGATAATGTTAGTATGGAAGGCGCAGACGGCACTGGTCTTGGACCTAGTAGCTACAATGGAGCATATGATCAGCTGCCCTTCCAAAGTGCTCCTAATCCGTTTAATTACACAATAGCAGATAAAGTGGGATTTAGTGATCCTAGCTGGATTGTAGGCACAAATCCTTTTAATGGCAATAGCATTTATGCTACTGACGTCGAGTTTGACCAAAGATTATCTATACCATTTACTTTACCTTATGTTGTGCCTAGTGATCCGACTAATAGGGACAATCTAGAAAAATATGGAACATTTCAAATAGGTTCAAATAGAGCATTTGTCGGTAGCACTGGGTCTGAGAATGATTTTATAGGTGTAGCTTGGATTTCAGAAACCCCAGGAGGAACACCAATTGCAACACCAAATGGTTCTACTTATACAGTTTTTGCAAGGGCGGCTGGCCGGTTTGAAAGACTTTACTGGAGTGGAGATCCGGGAGTTTTCTCTGGTGCGTATGGAGGTGAAACTTGGAATAATATATTAAACGCTGGAATTTGTAATACTCCAGGTGGAGAACTAAGATTCTTTAACACTGCTTGGGTTGAAGAAACTATTCTTGAGGCTGGCGGAATAAAAGAGCAGCCAGGTACAAGTGAGTTTGAATCTTATATTATACCAAACTCAATGCAAGTATTAGTAGATAAAATGATATTCAGCGCCGGATATCCACCGTCACGCATAGGTCCTAGCGGACTTGGCAATGATAGTTTTTTAGAAAAAGAAGTTGATTTTATACCTAGAAGTTCTTATAATGATAAGTACACATTCTTAGGAGATAGTTATTCAACTTTAACTAATCCTCACAATTACCTTTTAGAAGATACGTTTACGCCACAGAACATAGTAGATGAACTTCAAGAGAATGTGTTTTTACCACCTAAAATAAGTATAGGACTTACAGTACCTCCAATATCTGCTGATGATACTTACTCAGATGAGAAATTTGAGCAGTATGGGTATGTATCATGGGACAGTAATACAAGGGCAATTAATTTCAACTCACCAACATTTACACAAAATGATGTACGTTTAGTTATGTGGGTAAGTGATACTCCGGGCGGAACGTCTAATGGAGCAGGACGGAATTATATTGTAACTCAGGTTAACACAACTTACTACAATAAGGTCCGTTTAATTAATGATCAAAAGTATTGGCAAGGCACATATGACTATTTTGATGATGTTAATTATCCTCTAAGCTGGGTAGGGAATTCTGCGTCGGGCGGAGTTGAAATGAAGTTAGATTTAATTAATCCACCTACAAATATTGCAGAAGTTAGATTTGTAAATATGGCTCTTGTGTTTAATAATAACACTACATTTACAGACTATGACGCCGGCTCCCAAATCGGAACTATTTTAGCTTCAGAGCCAGGAACTGCTGCTTTTGATAATTTTATTTACAATGACGTTAGTTTGTTAGTCGATAAATTTAGAGTAGTTACATCATACCCAGACTCGTACATAATAACATATCAACCTGGATCTAACACTCCTACTTTATTTGCTGGTGAAAAAATAGATGTACAGATTGCAAAATACACAGACTTTTTAGGAGGATTCTTTACAAGAGAATCTGTAGAAGCTGTTGATTACTTGCCGTGGGAAATAGCAAAAGAAGTTCCCTACTCAGATCCAACGCCAACATTTACACCTGTAAATGGTGTATATTTTAACAATGCAAATACATTAGTACCAAATCCAAACTTTGCAACTAAGTATCCAGCAGCAAACATAATAAGGTATGCCAAATTTGGTAATAACTTTGTGTATCAAGTTGGATTTGAGCAACTTTATGGTAGTAAAGTATTCAAAGGAACATTTGAACCAGCTACTAGGCTAGTAATTGGTAAAGATGAAACTGTTATCATTAATCAAGCAGCAACCGATGATGCAGCAGAAGAAGCTGGACCAGTAAAAAGCCAAGATACTATGTTACCTTATCTTGGAGAAGCATGGTCTAATCAAGTTCCACAAAATGTAAGACTATCTACTTATGGAGGCAGCCGATATCCTGATGTAACAGAAGGATTTATAAGTCCTGACATAGGTTTTGATAGTTTAGAACCTATAACTACTGATGTACCAAGAGCATGGTATTTGCCATTAGATGGAAAAATCTTAGTTTATCCTTTTTCCTTTGGTAAAGAAAATATTAATACTGATTTTCAAATTTCTCTAAAAACTCCCACTCAAGGTGAAGTAGTAACTAACACCGACGGAGCAGGAAATGAAATTGTTCCTGTGATATGGATTAGTAGTATACCAGGCGGAGCACCACAAACTAATGTAGCCGGTGTGCCTATGTTTATTACAGGATTTGACACTGTGTTAAAATGCCAACAGTGTTTTGATGTCTCAGAAGCTCGTACAGACACAATGCTGTTTCCAGTAGTTACTAAAGATTATTATATTAATACTGCAATGGTTATGGAAAGCACCACATTAGACTGGGCTTTAGACCCAACAACGTTTGATGTTAATAGAGATAATTTAATAGCTTGGCAACCAGAAGATGCAGCGCCTATAGCAGGGTCTGACAACAATCAATTAGGAGTTCTTACTTTGTTAACAAGCGCACTAGAACCACTAACAGACTTTTTAGGTGATTCAACAACAGGAGTATAATATGCCAGCAGTACATAGAGTAGGTGATATTGATAGCGCAGGCGACAGCGCACAAACTGGTGCCGAAGGCGTTTTTGTAAATGGTGGTCCAACGCTAGGCGGCGGCGTGGCTGATACGTTAGGTGTTGATAACATTGTTGGTTTATCGGATGAAGACGCTAGAGCAATATTGTCAGGTTATTCTGCTGAACTTGCTGAAGGAAATGATCCTGAAATAAATGAACAACTAGAATCGTTTGGCGGCGGAAGTCCTAACGGAGTTAGTCCAACAACTGGAGAGTCAGGAGTCATTGCTGCACCAGGTTCTGACGCAGCAGGAGTTGGATCAGATGAGGGCACTCCTCCAATAGAAACAACAAAACCAGTTACTGAATGGTTAAACTTTTTACCTCATGTCAGTGATTCTATTAAAGATGAAGTATGGGATAAACTATATGACTTAGCAAAGAATAAAATAAAAAGGCCTATACGAATTACATGCGGATATCGTTCGCCCGCTTATAATACACGAGTAGGCGGCGCAAAGAAAAGTCAACACATGGAGGGCAATGCGGTAGATATTCTTTGGGACACTACTAATGTTCAAGTGCGTATTGATTTCATACAACAGGCTATAAATGCAGGATTTACAGGAATAGGTTGTTATTCAAACTTCGTACATCTTGATATAGGTCCAAAGCGCCACTGGGGTCCTAATGGCAGTTTTACAGGACAAATACAACAATATAAACCTATACTAGAAAACAATGGTTATACGTTCTAGTGATAATGGTTGACAACTACTATTTTGTATGTTATTATAGTTTATAATTTAATAATAGGCAAAATATGAAATACAATAACAAAGTAATATTAACAGACGCAGATGGCGTACTTCTTAATTGGGAGTATGCATTTACAGTCTGGATGGAGCAACACGGACATACGCAAGTAGAAGACGCAAACTTTTTATATGACATTGGTAAGCGTTTTAATTTAGAATCTAATAATATGGGGCATAGACTTGTTAAGCAATTTAACGAGAGTGCTGCAATTGGGTTCCTACCAGCATTACGTGATGCGATGTATTACGTTAAAAGATTACACGAAGAACACGGATATGTATTCCGTTGCATTACAAGTTTGTCTACAGACAAAAATGCATATAAACTTCGTAAAATGAATTTGGAAAAGCTGTTTGGTGAAACAGCATTTGAAGAATTAGTTTGTTTAGCTACAGGTGCAGATAAAGACGAAGCACTAGAACCGTATAAAGATTCAGGCTTGTACTGGATTGAAGACAAACTATCTAACGCAGTAACAGGTTTAGACTTAGGTCTAAAGCCGATACTTATCGAGCATGGATTCAATATGCACGACGACATTCCCAAAGGCATGACTAAGGTAGTTAGCTGGAAGGAAATTTATAATCACATAACAGGAGAAAAATAATGTCACAACCGACACACGAAGAAATTGTACAAGCATTTAACAATTATCTAAAAGAGCATGAAACTTTTGAAGGTAAAGGTGTAAAAGCTGCTGCAACACGAGCACGTTCAGCATTAGGTGATTTAGGCAAACTTACTAAAGAGCGCCGCAAAGAAATCATTGAAAAAAAGAACGCAATGTAATGATCGGACGTATGTGGGAATATTGGTGTAAAGCAATAGGACAAAAAGCATACGACGAGGATGATAGAGCAGATGCAGTAGCACTTATTCGTACAGCGTGGGTGCTACTGCATGTTGTTACATGCTCAATGATTATTATTGGTAATGGACGAGTACTTAATTTTTGGTAAGAAAGATAATAAAATGAATCCTGTTTCAAGGAAACACAGCCCAAAAACGCAAAAACTAATCGACGAATGGCTAAAGAAAAACGAGCCAACTAAGTTTGAATACAACCAAAGATCGGAACACGTAGAAGTAACAAAAGGTTTCTACGGCAGAAAGAAAAAGAAAAAGACAGAGGACTAACATGCCATATGTAGATGTATTTCCTTCGGCTGTGTCAGTAGATAATATTGGCAGAGAGTTTACAGAAGAAGAAACCAAACTTTGCGAGCAAGAATTTGAAGTTGCTATGCATAATATTGGCAACATGATGGGATCAGATCAGTATGTCTTAAATAGGCCTGAGTTATCTAATATACGACAGTTTATACAACAAAAATTAGATGAATATCTACATGAAGTATATGCACCCCATAATGACTTAGAAATATATATTACTCAAAGTTGGTTTAGCTGGCTAACACCTGGACAACATTTCCACGAGCACCAACATCAAAATAGCTTAGTATCAGGTTGTCTTTATTTTAGTGCAGACAGAAACCAAGATGCTCTTATTCTACACAAAAAAGAATTTCAGCAAATCTATATTCCAACCGCACCTGAAAATACAAACTTATGGAATGCGCAGATGGCAAATATTCCTGTAGCAACAGGAGATATAGTTTTATTTCCGTCTAAGATTACTCATAGTGTTGCACCAACACAAGGAAAACATTTGCGAACAACACTTGCATTTAATAGTTTTATAAAAGGCAATATTAGAGAAGGCCTCCATCTTTTAGATTTAGACCTATGATATGCAAGAAACTATTGACTTTGAAGATATAAGAAAACTATTTGACGACACATGGGACGTTGGATATCTTAGTCCCGAACATTTATTACAATGCGCACATTCACCAGTTAAGAATAAATTTCATGTGTATGGTGTAGACTACACAAATAATACACATTTCAAAAATCTATTTAATTCAGTAGTCCTAGTAAAAACAGGTCATACATGGGATTACAGTCATTACGACGAAGCCAAAGACATTATGTCAAATAGCGGCATTGTTGGCTGGTATCCTTCTTACACTAATTACAAACAGGCAGTAATACATGCAGGTTTAGGTGTTCGAGCAAAAAATAGTCTTGTTTATAGTTTCAAGTTTGGATTTGATTGTCATGTATGCATGATAAGTTTCCAACCTACTATTGTAAATTATCCTGATAGAAGTAAAAAACGTAACTACGGACTTTGGAAACATTGCGAAGGTTGTGATGATTGTATTGTTAAATGTCCTGCAAAAGCAATACACTATGACGACAAAGAACCTCCGTGGATTGATTCAGGAGCATGTGAAAATTTTATATTTTTTGGTAAAGATGAAAATGTTCCAAATGTTATTAACTATTGGCATAAAAACGTACATCCTGAAATTCCACAGCAAGTAATTGATAATATCAAAACTGTAAAAGATATGAAAGACGCAATAGGCGATATTAAATGGGACACAAATGGCTATAGTTACGATGGTAACGTCACCCGTAAAGACGGTGAAATAGTTTATGTACCACACTGTAGAGAATGCACAAGCCAGCCGCGGTGCAGCAAATGGGAAGGAAACTATCCTTATGATGGATCAGACCCAAAAGAACAAATGATAAGGATTATCAAATGAATTGCCAACAAGGCGACAAAGCAGTAATTGTATTTTCAATAAATCCAAAAAATGTTGGAAGAATTGTAGATGTAACAGAGTATATTGGAAAGTTTAGCGAACGCGAACAATTTCAGTTTAGAGGGTTAGTTTGTCAGGCACCTGTTGCAGACCACTACTGGTGGATAGAAGCAGATGATATAGATATACAACTAGGTCCAAGTCCTCGAGCATATATCGCTGATAGTTGGTTACGACCAATACGCCCAGAGGGTGAGTCTGAAAAACAAAAGGCATCAAAAGGATTAGATGTTAGCGCACTAACTACACTTAATTTGTAAATATAGATATAAACAAAGGAGGTCCTACAGTGTGCAGTCCATTTGTGAGAAAAGAAGCCAACAGACTTTTTTGGTTAGTTAAAGGTCACCTAATCCCCATATCGGAGCCAGACGATATTGTAGAAGGTTACTATGAAAGTTATTTCAAACGTTTGTGGAATAACGAATCTCAATGTTTAAGCGAATACGAACGTGGGTTTGAACAAGCATGGAAAGCTCGTGAAGCAGAGATGCTACAAATAGATATTCAAAAAGTAGCAGTACTTGGCGGACACTACGATTAAAGGTAGACAAAAATATCAAACTGTGTTATAGTATAACATAACAATTAGGGAGATAGATATGACTACATTTGAAAAGATTGAATTTGTTGTTAGTTTATCGTGTTTAGGACTTCTCCTATCACTATAAGCGAATACTCACAAACGTAGTATTACTTTTGTATTTCTGGTTTATTGATGAAGATCCAGAAATGGCTAGACTAAAAAAGAAAGGTGAACAAACATCTGTTATTGAAATAGAGGTTGACATCTAGTATTACTTGTGTTATAAATAGTATGTAACGTTGAAACAAGTTGAACGGCGAGCAAGACCCGGGTTCGAATCCCGGCTACTCCACCATAAACACACTGCTTTGAACTAGAAGTGGCAAGGCTACGAATAAACTAAGTTACCTCCTACCATAGAGGTTACGCAGAGGAAGATACTGCAAGTAGTGTGTTTTTGATGGGGTAGAGTTGGGATCGATTGGCGAACTATTAGATGAGTGGAGTTACCGGGATGTAAGCGCCGTTACCGCGAACAAACTTAATAATTGCAAACGCAAATTATTCATTAGCAGCCTAAGGGCAGCTACGAGGTAGTTAGACCTTGTTACCAAACATAGCAGGAAAGCACCTTCGGGTGCTTTCTTTTGTATAGGAGACACAGATTGAAACCTAATAATAACTTTGAACTTACAGTAAGAGATATTGAGGTTATCGAACAAGCACTAAGAGCAAAGGCTGGCCGTAGAGGTTTAGCCATTGCTCAAGGTGATACCAGCGAACAGTTAAGAGCAGAAATGCGTGAGATACAAGAACTGCTAGGACGTATACACAATCAAAAGGTTTGGTATACTCCTAAAGAATTTGTACCGGGAGGATAGTGTTGCAAATGAGTAACAAGTATATCTTAACTTCTCAAAATACGCTCTAAAGCGAACAACAACATAGATTACTAGTGTAAATAAAACGTCAAAGGGCAAGCGTGAACTTGCCCTTTTTTATGACATTACAACTTGAAAGGTATTATAATGCGTACAGTATTTATCGCAGCAGCCGCGTTGGCTGCATCAGCAACAGTAGCAGGAGCAGTTGACTTAGGTACAACTGGTGTTACTCTTAACACAGACGTTGTAGCAACACATATGGTGGATGCAGAAACAACAACAATGACAATTGAGCCAGAATTAGGTTATGCATTTGGCATGGCTAACTTCACAATGGGCACAATGTTGAATATTTGGGACAATGACAATAAAGTAACATTTGATGATGAGTTCGATCATCTTCCAGTGGTTGATTTTGGTGTAACTTATGGTTTGACAGACAGCATTGAATTAGAAGCAACAACATCATATGACCTAGAAGCAGAAGAACGCGGTGAAATCAAATTAATGACAACGTTTAGTTTCTAATAACAATATATTAAATTTTATATAACAAAAAGCAACCTTTAGGGTTGCTTTTTTTGTGACTAAATATACGTAGTTATAAGGAGAAGCAAATGTCTGAAGGTGATGTACAAGCAGGGATACAATTTATATATGACATGCGAGAGCATGTAGTAGATATTGCTCTCGCAACAGTCTATGGTATTGTAGTTTATGCTACTATCTTATGGATCAAAAAGAAATTAAGCTAATAAAGGGCAAAAATTATGCAACAAAACGAATATGATGTAAGAGTCGTTAAAGTAGTAGACGGCGACACAGTAGATGTAGATATTGATCTAGGATTTGGAGTTACACTAACAGATGAACGTGTTCGCGTAATGGGTATCGACACTCCGGAGTCGCGCACAAGAGATAAAGTAGAAGATTTGTTTGGTGAAGCAGCAAAAGCACGTTTGAAAGAACTTATGAAACACGGAGGCAAACTTATTACTACTGAAGATCGCAAAGGCGAAGACATGAAGGGCAAGTTTGGACGCATCTTAGGAGATTTTAAAGTAGACTACAACGGAGAGACAAAGTTAGTAACAGATATCCTAGTTGAAGAAGGACACGCTGTAGCATACTTTGGCGGATCAAAGAAAGAAATTACCATGAAGCATCTAGCCAATAGAGAGAAGCTACTACGTGAAGAAGTTATAAGTAGAAGTGAGTATGATAAAGCAGTTCAGCTTATGGAAAACAAAAAATAGGAGATATCTTAAATGAGTGCAGAACAAGATAAGGCAAATGCCCAAAATCGTAAAAATCAAGAATCTAGTAAAAAAAGAGATGCTGAAAATCAATTAAAAGCTGCATCTCAACAAAAAACATCAGCAAGCGATAACAAAGCAAATGCTGAAAGAGAGCAGCATGTAGCACAAGAAGATCAAAAACATGCACAAGCACATTATAATCAAGCACAAGCTGATCATGATGCTGCATTAGCAGATCAAAGAGCTAAGTCTGAAGAATACGATGCTGCACACGAAGCAGTATTAAATGCACAAGCAAATGTTCAACAAGTAGCTCAACCACAATATAGTGTGCATGTCATTCAATATGCTGAAACTAGCACTAGTGCTAAAGCGGGAAACGATCAAGTAGGTGCAAGCGCACATGCTGAAGCAAGTGCAACAGCAGAAGCCGGAGCAAGTGCCGGTGCAGAAGTTACTGACAGTTCATTTGCAGCAGGTGCAGAAGCACATGCAAGCGCAGAAGCAAGTGCAAGCACAGGCGCAGAAGCACATGCAGAACAAGACTTAGGCGGCATTGGAACAGCTCATGCAAACACTAGCGCGGAAGCAGAAGCACATGCAAGTGCAGAAGCAGAAGCACATGCAAATGCTAGTGGAGGCTGGGATGGCAGCGATGCAACAGCAGCCGCAGAAGTTGGAGTAAGTGCAAGAGCAGAAGCAGGTGTATCAGGATCAGCAGATGCTGAAGTAGGCTTAGATACGCCACTAGGTGATGTAAGTATTGATGCAGGTGCCGAAGGTGAAGCTGGCGTACATGCGGAAGCATATGCACAAGCTGGCGGTAGTGCAAGTGTTGGTAAACACGGTGCATCAGTAGAAGGAGGCGCAATTGCAGGCGCAAATGTAGGCGCTGACGCAAGTGGCACAGCACACGTTGGTAACGTTGAAGCAAGCGGCGAAGTAGGTGCATCAATTGGCGCACAAGTAGGTATTTCTGGTGAAGCTCATGCAACGTTTGAAGATAATACAGTGTCACTTGGTATTAGCGGTAAGGCAGCAGTATTAATTGGATTAGATGCTGATGTAGACGTAAACATTGATATGAATCCAGTCATTGATGGTGCTAATGCTATCTTAGATGCAGGCGGCACAATTGACGAAGCAACAGACTATATCACAGGCCACTTAGATGATGCCCACGACGAAGCTATGAAAGCTGCAAATATGGCATTAAGTATTGCACAAGATTCGCAAGCAGCCGCAGAAGCAGGATTAAACGCAGCTAACCAAGCAGTACACACTACTGAAGATGCAGTAAATGCTGCAACAAATGAAATTAGCAATGCAGCAAACTCCGTAGCACATTGGGGAAACGAAGCAGCTAAATGGACATCAGAAGTTGTGTCGGCACAGAATGCAATGAATGCTGCTAATTCAACAATTAATGCATGTAACAGTGCAATCAATCAATGTAATAATGCTATTAATGCAGCTAATAAAGCAATTAACGATGCAGCAAGAGCAGCAGAAAAGGCGGCAACAGATGCAGCAAATGCAACAGCAAATGCAGCTAAGAGTGCTGGCAGAAAAGTTAAGAAGTGGTTCTCAGATGTACGGTTAAAAGAGAATGTTAAATTTGCAGGCAAAGTTGCAGACATTAATACATACACTTACAACTACGTATGGGACAAAGAAACTGTACAAAAAGGCGCAATGGCTCAAGAATTACTTGATACAAAATATGCTGATGCAGTTGAAATGCACAAGTCGGGCTATTACATGGTTGACTATTCTAAACTACCACACGGCGTACATTAAGTAAACGTAATTAAGGGGCAGGGAAACTTGCCCCTTTCTTTTTGGCTATAAATAGTAGAGGGAGATCTACTATGTGGCAAAAATTTAAAAAATGGGCTAACATTGATCATTTGGTTGACTTAGCAGTTGACGCCTTCCTTTTGTTATTTGAAGTTATCTCATCACCTGTATTAATTGTTATGCGAATTCTTAGATGGACTATTGGCCATTTCTTTCTTGAAGGTATAAAGAACAAAATCAAAAAATTTATATATTGGATAAAAGACAAACCTTTGTGGTTACAAATAATAGTTATACCAATAGTTCTTATTGTTCTAGCTTACGTTCTTGTGTTCATATGGATAATAGGCGAAGCATTTGGACAGTTTATAGCAGAAGAATTTGGCGACAAAGATATATCAGAATAAAAAGGTTGACAACTACACTAACTTCTGCTATACTGTTTATACAGTTTAACAATAGCAGGAGTTTTTTTATGACGATGTCGCTGGTAGGTCCTTACCTAACAACTACTAATTATAAGAAACGTAAGGCAAAAAAGATCACAGATAATCAACGACTTAAACTAGAACAAGATTGGCGAGCGCACAACAAGCAGATGCGTAGAAACAACTGCCATTCGGCACAGTTCGATACGTTCGAACAGTATCTTTCTTATGTACGTGGCGAACACACTACACGCAAAAAGAAAACATCTAGCTTTGAAGCATATGTTCCAAGAGAGAATCCTAACTACAGATCTACAGCACATATTCCTAGTCATGGCGATGGCGTAGGTGTAGCTACAAAGAAAGAAAATCCTAAATATACAGGCGACTTAATTGTAGGCATTGC